CGATCGATCGCCGAGGTCCCCGCGTGAGCATCGTCGACAGCTCCACCGAGCGCGCCGAGGCCGAGGCGAAGCTGGCGGCCAACGACGTCGAGCAACTGACCCGGGACCTCGTGTGGTGGACGGGCAAGCGCCTCGATCATGTCGACGAGTACAACGACCTGACCGCCCGCCGGGGCGTCGTGGAACAGCTGCACGCGGAGGCCGCGACGTGGATCGCGCTGATCGGCGAGGAGCTGCGCAAGCGGCGGGATGGGCGGGCGACGTGAGCGTCCCCTTCCCCGCGAAGCTGAGCGCGATCCGTGCCGTCTTCTCGGCCATGTTCGATGCCGTCGAGACGATGGGCGAGTTTGACGAAAGCAAGTGGATTGACCTGATCGCGGCGTTCAATGCGACCGGGCGGCTCGTGTTCGGGTGGCCGCACCTGGAGTCGTCGGAGTCGGACATCTTCGGGGCGCTGGACGACATCGCGGATCAACTGGAGGGCACGAAGAACGCGATCGTCCAGACGACGACCGAGGCGCGCGTCGTCATGCACAAGCTGCACGAGGCCCTCGACCCGCTGTTGCCGGCCGAGGGCGACGACGACTACGTGGCACCCGGCGAGCTGGGAAACACCGCTCACATTGTGAGCGCCGAATCCCAAATCGACCCGGCGCCGGTGCCCGAGCCGATCATAGAACCGGAATATTCGGCGCCCGATCTGACACAGCCGGAACCCGTCGTCGCGGCACCGCCGGCCACCGACAAGCGCCATCAGAACGGCCGTACGCGGCTGTCGCCCGCCGACCGGCAGGCCATCCGCGCCGGTCGAGCCGCCGGCCAGTCAATCGCGGAGCTTGCCGCACAGTTCGGCTGCGACGTGTCCCGTATCTCGCAACTCACGAAGGACATCGAGGTCGAGCGGCACCGGCGCGACGAGAAGCCGCGGTACGACGTCGAGGCGATGTTCGAGGTCATCCGGCGGAACGACAGCCTGACCGATGCCGCCATGGAGATGGGCATCCGGTCGGCGACGCTCGCGGGCCGGCTCAACGTCCTGCAGGACCGGGGTGAGCTGCCCGACGACATCCTGACCAAGCGGCCACAGAAAGCGGCTCTCGCCGCGGCGCCGTCCGAAGACGAGAGCTTCGAGGACCGGCGCAAGCGGCTGGCGCGTGAGCAAGCCGACCGGACGTGGCGCCAGACGCACCCGGAGGCCCAGGCATGACCGTCGGCCTCGCCGGCGTCCGCTCGGCACCGCTCCACGAGCTCGAGTCGCAGTGGAAAGCCGGTGGACAAGGGCAGCGCCTGTTCGGCGAGCTGGTGTCCGAGGCATGCCTGTGCGGGGCCGTCATCCGAGCTCGCAACACCGATCCCGCGATCAGCGAGGCGGTGCATATCCACAACGCGTCCCCAGGTCATACACAGTGGGCAACCCGGGAGGGCTGGCGCTGATGGCCAGGCCGCGCAAGGTCCCGGCGGTCCTCGTCGAGGCGACCGTCCGGCGCAACGCGAAGCTGGCCAGCCTGCCATCGGACTCAGCCAGGCTGGGCTATTTCTACCTGCTCGGCGACGCGAAGCTCTCGGAGCCGGCGCCCGGCCAGTTCGCGAGCAAGGCCGTCTTCCGCGATGTCACCGGGCGCTGGGCTCGATGGCTCGACGACTACATCAAGGTCGGCCTGCTCGAACTCGCGCCGCGGCTCTGCCCCAAGTGCAAGACAGCCTGGTCGGCCATGCCGCCGAAGAGCGGCGTCCTGGTCGTCCACGACTGGCAGGAGCACCAGTACGACCCGCGCAAGATCGAGCGCCAGCGCGAATACGAGGACCGTCAGCGAGCCGAGAAGGAGGCAGCCGAGGCTGCCGTTTCCGACGGGGTTTCCGACGCTCAATCCGACGGGGTTTCCGACGAGTTTCCGACGGGTGATTCACGCGGGCGCGCCCGCGATCGCGCGCCGAACGTCGAACGTAGAACTACGAACGAAGAATCAGGTACCACCACCTCAGACCTAGACGCGCGCAACGGCAGGGAACCCACTCTCTCGAAGGCCGAGCTCGATTCGTGGCGCGCCTTCGGACCGGAGTGGAACGGGGTCAAGGCGGCCTGGCTCGACCATGGCTTCCGCCTCCCGCCGTCGGGTGAGCCGGACGATCCGAAGGGTCAGCGCGGACTGCTCTTCCCGATCCTCGACGCACGACCGACCAGCCTTGCCACCTGGATCCGCGAATCGAAGGGCAAGACGCCGCACGCGGTGGTGGCGCACGTGCTCGAGCGCTGGGACCAGGTCAAGGCTGACGCCGGCGTCGCAGACGAGCCGAACGACGACGAGCGGGATCTGCCCAGGGCGGCATCGGCCGAGCGCCTCGGCTCGATCCTGGCCAACCTGCCAGAGCCGGCTACGAAGCCATGACCGTCATCTTCGAGCCGGCCGCCGCGATCGCCGCCGGGCTGTGCCTGACGGCACGCGTCGTCGACCAGCGGGGCGAGACGGCGCGTCACGGGCGGCGCTGCGGCTGGTGCGACTACTCGACCGACGATCTTCGCCAGCTGGTCGAGGGCTACAACGCGTGGGCCGGGTACGACGAGCGGCGCGGCACGTACGGCCGGCACGAGGCGCGTGTGTTCCAGGGGCTGGCACGAGCGGAGCAGCAGCGCCTGATCGAGGAGGCGCAGGCGTTCGGACCACCCCCGCCTGAGCCCGTCGTGCCCGCGCCGGCCCCGCCAGCCGATGCAGACCCGCTGCCGGCGTTCCTGCGATCTCCTACCCCAGGGGGGGTCAATTCCTCAAGGCCGTCTGGCTCTGAGGACCGCAGTCAGCCGCAGCTTCCTGGTCGGTCAGGTTCAAGCATTCGGGCCGGTGATCGCTGATGGCCCGCGACCTCACGTCCGTCGAGGAGTACCGCCGCCTGCTCGCCGACGCCACGCCCGAGGACGACCTGCTCATCGACGTGGCCGAGCGCCTGACCTTGGGCCGCTGGCGCTGGCACCACATCCGCCGGGCCGACCTCGCCCAGCAGCAGGGCGACCCGGGCTGGCCGGACATCGTCGCGGTTCGGGGCGACGTGCTCCTGGCCGTCGAGCTCAAGGCGTCGGGCGGCCGCTACGAGACGGGGCAGCGCGAGTGGCTCGAAGCGTTCGGCGCCGTCCGCCGCGCCTACGTCGGCACGTGGCGCCCCGGTGACATGGACGAGATCGAGAGGAGGCTCCGATGAAGGCGCTCACCCTGACCCAGCCGTGGGCGACGCTCGTGGTCCGCGGGATCAAGCGCTTCGAGACCCGATCCTGGTCGTACAACCCATGGCACCAGGAAGCCGCTGACCCGCCCGTCGGATCGCCGAACCGATACGACACCGTGTCGGGGCTTCCGATGCCGTTGGCCATCCACGCGGCGAAGGGGCAGGACCGCGACCTCGAGCTTGAGCTCGGCGACTGGTCCGACCACCGGATCCTGTGGGAGTTCGCGGATCCACGCGAGTTCGACGAGCCGATCCCGCGCCGAGGATCGCTCGGCGTCTGGACTTGGCGAGCGCCTGAGTACATCGGTCTCGAAGCTGCGATCGCCGGGAAGGTCGCGCCATGAGCACCCCGCCGACCCGCCCGCCGCACCTCGTCGACGACGGCTACTACGTCGAGCCCGACGACGAAAGCCGCTGCCACCGCTGCGGTGGACCTAATCGAAGCTGGCACGCACCGTCGCCCTTGTGGAACGCCGTCATGCGGGGCGGCGACATCAACGGCCCTTGGAAGTGGAACGAGATCATCTGCCCGACCTGTTTCATGGTCTTGGCCGAGGGTGCCGGGATCGCCGAGCGCTGGCGGCTCGACGCCCGCACCGTCAAGGTCGAACTAGCGACCACGACCCCGTCCGGTCGAGTGTGGGACCCAGAGCGGGATCTGTGGGTCGAGCCCGAACCGCTCGGCGAGCGCGTCCCGTACCAGGGCTGGGAGTCGGCGCGCGACCGCTGGGCCCGGCCGGAGCCAATCGGCCGCCGCTTCGCCTGGTTCGGCCTCGGCGTGTGCGTCGGGATCCTCCTCTTCGCTCTGGTCTTCACCATCGGCCGCCAGCTGGATGCGACTCCTAGCTCAGGGCAGACCACGGACCGGATCGACCTGTCTCCGGCCTCGTCCGCTGCCCTGAGCGGGGCGCCGCACGCCGCTGCCAAGCAAGCCGGGACGGGGATAGAGACCCGTTCGTGGCCACGACCAGGAGACTCCGGGCTCGGCTTGCCGATGGCCGCGGAGGCTCGATCGGAGCTAGGCCGATCGAGACAGCAACTGGTCCCGGAACTGCTGGGTGAGGCCTCGGGCGGCGCCCCATGACCACCTTCGCCACGATCACCGCCATCGGCATGATCGCCGGCCTCGCGATGGGCGGCAACGTCGTGACCAGCGTCGGCCTGTGGATCGCCCTGGTGGCCAGCTTCGCGCTGGGGCATCGGGTGGGCGTCGACGAGGGCGCGGCGGCCGTCCTAGCGGCCGTGCACAAGGCGATCGAACGATGCGAGCATGGCGCCGAGTCCGTACTCCAGGAGCCCTACGCGACGATCGCCCGGGAGGCGGCAGCGAACGCTGAGCGGCTCCGGCGGGACGACTGATGGCCATGCGCATCCACCGACAGCGGACGAAGGGCTGGCGGATGCCCGAGGGCGCGGTCTACGTCGGGCGGCCGAGCCGGTGGGGCAATCCGTACGAGGTGACCTCGGGGCGCAATCGTCTGCTGGCGGTCGGCCAATTCCGTCTGTGGGCGGCTCGCTACTTGGCTACGCATCCTCGCTGGCTCGCCCCCCTCCGCGGCCACGACCTCGCCTGCTGGTGCAATCTCTGCGAGGCGCATGCCGACGGCCGGCCGCTCGGGGTCACCTGCCCGCTGGACCTGCCCTGCCACGTCGACGTGCTCCTGGAACTGGCGAATGGCTGAGCCCGCCCTGCTCACCGTCGAGGAGGCCGCCGACCTGCTCCGGGTGTCGACCTGGACGGTCGGCTCGATGACCCGCGACGGCCGCCTGCCACGCGTGCCGGGCATCCGCCGGACCCGGATCCCGCGCGCCGCCGTGCTCGCGCTCATGGAGGGACGGTACATTGACGACGATGACCAACCCGACGGGCAAGCACCGGGCCAAGCGCCGGCACCACGGCGAGGGCACCGTGCTCAAGCGAACCGATCGCTGGCGAGCGAAGCCGTGGGCGGCCGTGGTGCCCTACATCGATCCATCGGGCCGGCGGAGGGAGATGTGGTTGTCCGCGTCGTCGAGAGACGAGGCCGAGGCCCTGCGCAAGCGTGAGATGGCCAGGATCGCCAAGCGCACCGTCCCGACCGGGCACACCGTCGGTTCCTACGTCCGGGGCTGGCTGATGACGACCGAGCTCGGGCCCTGGACCCACGACCGCTACCGGCACCACATCGAGCAGCGGATCGACCCGACGCTGGGCAGCGTGCCGCTGGCCGACCTGACCCCGCCGCTAGTCCGCGCCGCGATGACCCGCTGGACCGGCGCCCCGGCGACCCGGATGGGCGCGTTCGTCGTCCTGCGGGCCGCGATGCGCCAGGCGCTCGCCGATCGGATGATCGCCGACGATCCGACCGCCAACATCAAGAGCCCCAAGCCCAGGGCCCAGACGCCGACCGTGCTCGACGTGGCCGAGGCTCGTCGCCTCATGGAACTCGTCGCCGGCGAGCGGTTCGCGCCGCTGCTCACGGTGTCGCTCGGGCTCGGCATCCGTCGCGGCGAGCTGCTCGGTCTGCGCACGCCCGACGTCGACCTGGCCGCCGGCACGCTGACCGTCCGTCACTCGCTCCGCCGCGTGCCCGTCTCGACGCGCGCCGAGGGCGACACCTGGTGGCGGTTGGTCGCGCCCAAGGCCGACAGTGGGCGCACGATCCCGCTTCCCACATTCGTGGCCGAGGCGCTCCGGGAGCGGCTGGCCGTGCGCGACACGGAGCGCCAGGCGGCGCGGATCTGGGCGCCCAACGATCTCGTGTTCAGCGATCCGGCCGGCAACCCGATCGCGTTCACGTCGCTCGACCACTGGTGGAAGGCCGCGCTGGCTCGGGCGAAGCTGCCCGACATGCGCTGGCACGAGCTCCGAGCCTCGACCGCGACGATCCTGCTGGCCGAGGGTGTCCCGGAGATCACCGTGGCTGCGATCCTGGGACACCGCTCGCTCGAGATGACCCGGCGGTATACGAAGCTGCTGCCGAGGGTGAGCCGGGACGCAGCCGACAGGATTGGGAGGGCGATCGGGTGATAGCTGCCACGATGGTTGCCAACGCCGATTCCGCCACGCTCAGCCACGTTTAGTTGGTACCGCATACCGGATTCGGCGCTTGCGTCGCGTCGGTCGCCGATCTGAGCGTGCGAACCGTGGTTTGAGGTAGGTCAGACAGGCATACGGTGGCTCGCGGTGGTTGCCAGGATGGTTGCCAATGGCCAGAGTCGCAGCTACCGTTCCGAGGCGTGATCTCCAGTCAGGTTCGCCGCGCCCGGCTCGTCCTCCACGGTGCCGGGCGCACCCCGTCGGCGCGTGGAGCAGTAGCAGCTCGTCGGGCCCATAACCCGAAGGTCGCGGGTGCAAATCCCGCCGCGCCAACCACCCTCCCACTCAGCGAGTCGGAGCGTGATTGATGGCTCCCGCGCTCCCCGGCGTCGATCGTCGGATTCCGCGCTCGGGACCCGCGTGACCGTGATCGAGGTGGAGCTGCTCAACCTCGGGAAGCGGTTCGAACGCCACACCACCAAGAGCGACCAGTTGCTCGAGAAGCTCGACCAGCGGGCCGACAAGCAGGAGCTGGTCATGGCGCGGCTGCTGGCCGGGCTGGCCGTCCTGATGTTCCTCGGCCAGGTCCTGGCACCTGTCGTCGGACGCCTCCTGGGGCTGCCGACGTGACGAGCGCCGCGGGCGACCACTGATGAGGACGTCGGGCAGCGGGGCTGCTAATGGCTTTGCGGGTCCTGCCGTGACCCCGGCGTCCTCGCTGAACTACTCCCCGGAGAGCCAACTCGCCACCCGCCGGCTCCGCGGCGAGGTCCTCGGTAGGCCCCTCTCGCGGCGAGAGCGTCAGTGCCTCGCTCACGCCGCCCACGGCCTGACCGACGAGGCGATCGGCGGGGAACTCGGTATCTCGGGCGCCTCCACCGTCCGCAATCACTTCACCGTCGCATACGCGAAGCTGGGCGTGACGAGCCGGATCGAGGCGTTCATCGCGCTCGGTTGGTTGACGCCGCCGGCGATCGAGGCCGCCGCGTGAGCTACCTCGACGGGATCGACATTTCGAAGTATCAGCGGACCACGCCGCCGCTCACCGGCCAGTCGTTCGCATTCGCCCGCGCCACCTACGCCACGACGGTCGATCCCAAGTACGCGATGCACGTCGCCAACTTTCGCAGGGCTGGCATCGTCGTGGGCGCCTACCACTTCGGCGTCGGCGCCAAGCAGGCGTCGATCCCGGCCCAGGTGGCGGCCTTCGCAAAGGCGTCGACAGGAGCCGATGTGCTCATCCTCGACCTGGAGCGGAACTCCCGCGTCCGCCGGACGGTCGACGGCAAGCTGGTTTGGGTCCAGCTGCCCACGATGACCCGGACCGAAGGCCGCGAGTTCATCCGCCGGCTGCGCGCTGCTGTGCCGGCCAAGCCGACCCTGCTCGCTGCGCCGATCCTGCTGTATTCGTCGCGCGGCACGTGGCCGGGCGACCTCGGCCAGGACGCGAACTGGGTCGCCGACTACACGGGCGATCCCAACCGGCCGGGCGTCAGCCCGCGCATCCCGTGGGCCTTCTGGCAGTGGACCAGCACCCCTTGGGACAAGAACCGCTTCAACGGCGACCTGGCGGCCCTGCGCAAGCTGGCGAGCCTCGCGTCCCCGCCGCCGCCACAACCAGCACCGGAGGAGGACCAGGACGTGAGAGTCGTCGTCGTCAGGGAGCGCGAGTGGCCGGCCCCGCGTCGCTTCACCGCTCCCGGCCCGCTGCGCCGCTTTTCCGCGACCGAGGAGATCGAGCCGCCGATCGAGGCCGGATACGCCGGCTGGGCCGACGCCAGCGTGGCGATCGAGTCGAGCGGCGTGCCGCACGGCGTGGGCTTCCTGCGATTGTCCAGCGGCGGCAGCGCCGGCAAGTACGTACTGGCGGCGCAGGTCGCGCTGGAGGGCGAGTGATGAGCGGCAAGCGCGTCTGCCCGTACAAGACCGAGGCCGAGCGCGAGAGCGCGAAGAAGCGGAGCGGCGATGACTGTTGTTGCTGCATCAAGGCCCGGTTCCAGCCGTGGCATGGGTCCACCTGCCCTCACGGGATGCCCTGACATGGACGCCCCGCTCGCCATCGCCGCCCTGGTCGTCGTCGCCCTCGGCTTCGAGCTGCGCCGCCTGGTCGAGCTCGCCCGCCTGGCCCGCGACCGCAACCGCGAGACGCCGGCGGTGATCCGGAGCATGCCGCTCACCTTCCGAAACCCACCAGCCCCCTACCAGTCGAGCACCACAGGAGAGACCCCATGAGACGCATTCTCGTCACCCTCGCGATCGCAGCAGCCCTCGTCATCCCGGTCGCCGCGACCGCGGCCGACCCACCCGAACAGGGCTCGCCGCAGGAGTCCGCGCTCCTCCAGCCCAACGTGCCCTACCTGCCGGCCGCCGGCAGCCCGTGCGGGATCGAGTTCACGCCCAACCAGGCGCGCGCCTGGTGGATCACCTGGTTCGCGAACCCGGTCGACCTGGCCGCCGTGCGGCCGGCGCTCCTGCCGGGCTCGCTCGTGCTGACCCCCGACCAGTACGCGGCTGCCGTCGCGCTGCAGAGGGCCGGCAACACGCTGCCCGACGCGCCACGGACCTACAACCCGCTCGATCTGCCGGTCAACGACCTGATCGGCGGCGTCTGCCCGCATGACCCGATCGTCGTCCCGCAGGTCAGCCTCAACGCCGTGGCACCCGCGGTCATCGCCAAGCTGCGGACCTATATCGCGCGGCTCACGGCCTGCGCCTGCGACGCGGCGAAGCTCGCGCTGTACGAGGCGCGGCTCGACGACTACCTGGCGCGATAGGAGCAACGGACCATGATCGACCGCATTCGCAACGAGCCCGCCGTAGTCATCGGCATCCTGTTCGCCGCCGTCCTGGCGGCAGTCCAGAGCCTCGCCGGCAACGGCGTCATCGACACCGACATCGCGGCCACGATCGGCCGAGCGATCGACCCGTCATCGGGCTGGGCGCTGCCGATCCTCGCCGGGATCATCACGCGATTCTTCGTGTCGCCGGCGTCGTGACCCTGGACGCCACCGTGCTGGGCATCGTCCTGCTCGGCGGGAGCATGTTCGCGCTCGGCTTCCTGCTGTGCCTGGCGATGATCTTCGTGCACAGCGACGAGGACGAAGCGGCCGATCCCACAACCGCCACGTAGAGGAGATCACCGATGCCATCCTTCGCGACCACGCTGGCGGCCGCAGTCGACGCCACCCAGGCGAAGATCCTGGTCGACGACGCGGCCGCGACCGACGGCGGCTTCTATGTCCAGATCGACGCGGAGTACCTGCTCGTCGAGCGGGGCGGTTCCAAGGTCCGCGGCTTCCCCAACACGAGCACCACCCGTGTCGAGTGGCAGGTGCAGCGGGGCGTGCTGGGCAGCGTCGCGGCGGCTCACGACGACGAAGCCGACGTCACCGAGGTCGTGCTAACCGTCGGAACAAGCGATCCGGTCGATCCTCCGGCGACCGGAGCCCAGTCGATTGACGCCGACCTGACCGCCATCGGTGCGCTGACCTCTGCCGCCAACAAGGTCCCGTACGCAACCGGTGCCGGGACGTGGGCATTGGCTGATCTGTCCGCGGCCGGCCGGGCGCTGATCGACGACGCCAATGCCGGTGCGCAGCTCACGACGCTCGGCGTGTCGGCCTTTGCTCAGACGGTGCTTGACGACGCCGATGCCGCCGCCGTCCTCGCGACCATCGGGGCGTACGCGCCGCCGTCCGTCCCCGAGGTGCCCGCCACTCCGAGCGAGCAGGACATCGTCGACGCTCTCGTGACGCTCGGTCTCATCACGCAAGCGGCCCCGTAGCCCGGGTGATCCGCCGCCCCTGTCCCGATTGCCTGGTCGCCGGTCGAACGCGCCTGACGATGCGCGCCGATCGGCGATGCGACGAGCACGCGCGCATCCTCAGCCGATCGCGCAATGCGGTGTACGCCGATCCGCGCTGGGCGCCGCTTCGACAGCAGGTTCTCAGAGCGTGGATCGGCGAGCACGGCTACTGGTGCCCGGGGATTGACGGCGACGACGGCCACCCGGCGCACCCGGCGCGCGATCTGACGGTGGACCATGTCGTGCCGGTATCCCGCGGCGGCGCTCCGTACGACCGATCGAACCTTGGCGTGCTGTGCGGCAGCGGCAACAGTCGCAAGGGCAACCGGACGCCGGGACAGGCGGCGAGCGGGCAGCGGCGGGCGCCACAACGGGCGCCGGGGTGGGGTAACCCTTCTAGGACGGGAGGAGTACGGCTGAGGACGCAGCCCCTTCTGCGCACCGATCCGAAATTCCGAGTACCCCTTGATGGCCGCCCGTCCACCCGCCGGCGCCAGGTCGTCTCGGTCGAGCTCCGGTGAGGGGTCGCAAGGCGGTGCCGACCGAGGAGCGGCTCAAGCGTGGTGAGCGCCCGGCAAGGCCACCGGTCGTCGTTGGCGGCCGCACCATCCCGGCGACCCCGACAGGTCTGAACCGCTACCAGCTGACGGCCTGGCGGACGGTCGTCGCCGACCTGTCGCTGACCAACGTCCTCGACCGTGCCGACGCAGCGGTGATCGAGGCCTTCGCCGTCCACTGGGGCCGAGCTCGCCAGGCCCGCTCCGCGATCAACACGAAGCCCCGCCGGCGGACTCGCAGGGTCCTCTCGAAGGCCGGCGCCGTGACGATCGTCGTGACCAGCCCCGAGGTCAGCGCCGGCGGCCTGCTGATGCGGACGAGCCAGGGCTGGTCGGCCAACCCGCTGCTCGCGATCGAGGAACGAGCCTGGCGCGAGATCCGCCAGCTCGCCGACCAGCTGCCGCTGTCGCCGTGGGGCCGGGCACGGCTCGGGCTGACCCTGGCCACCGGTGCGAACGAGGGAGCCGACCAGGACATGGAGGCGACGATCGGCAAGTCGCCGCGGCTCCGGGTGGTCGACCGTGCCGGTTGATCCGTGGTCCCCGACGAGCTCACCGGTGGCCCGCACTTCGCCGCCTTCAACCGCCATTACATCCGCCAGACGAAGGGTCGCTGGGGCGGACAGCCCCTCGTCTTCGAGGACTGGCAGACCGAGTTCTGGTACGAGGCCCTCGAGCTCGACCCGGCCACCGGCCTGCGGATCTACCAGGAGGTCGGGCTCGGGATCCCGCGCAAGAACGGCAAGTCGACTATGGCCTCTGGCGGCGGCCTCTACTTCCTCGTCGCCGACGGTGAGAACGAGCCCGAGGTCTACGTCGGCGCCGCCGCTCGTAACCAGGCCGGCATCGTCCTGGGTCAGTCGCGATCGATGGCGCTCCGCTCCCCTCGCCTGCTCGACCACGTCATCGTCCGCAAGTTCCACATCGAGTGCCCCAAGAACGGCGGGATCATGCGGAGCCTCAGCTCCGACGGCGCGCTGCAGCACGGTCTCAATCCCTCGGCCAACATCCTCGACGAGATCCACGCCCACAAGGACGGGACGCTGTACACCGCGCTCACGACCGGCACCGGCGCCCGCGAGCAGCCGTTCACCTTCTGGATCAGCACCGCCGGCGAGGCCGGCGTCGGGATCCTGGGCGAGCTCTACCAGACGATGTTCGACGGCCCGGGCGAGCTCGAGGACCGTGGCTCGCTGCTCATCTATCGCGACCGGGTCAATGGCGTTCTCATCTACTGGTACGGCGCGCCTCGCTCGGCCGACATCGAGGATCCCGCGGTCTGGCTCGCCACGAACCCGGCGTCCTGGCTCAAGGATGGCGCCTACCTGCGCAAGGAGTTCGCGCGACTCAAGTCTCGCGGGGCGCTGCTCGAATGGCGGATGTACCACCTCAACCAGTTCGCCGGGCACGAGGAGCAGTGGCTCCCCGAGGGCGCGTTCACTGCCTGCAACGGCGACCTCCCGCTCAACGTCGAGCTGCCGCTCGGGATCGGCGTGTTCAAGACGGCGCACGCCGACGGCGCGGCGATCGCGCTCGCACAGCGCCAGGGCGATCGCGTCGTGCTGAACGTCGAGTTCTTCCACCCCGAACCGGCCACCGGGCGCGTGTCGACGATCGCCATGCGGGCCCGCCTGCGCGAGCTCCGCGGCCAGTACCCCCAGCCGCAGATGCGCGACGAGAAGAGCCAGGTGCCGCTGCTCGGCCCCGCGATCGCGTTCGGCCGCTGGGCCTTCCAGGAATCGGCCGAGGAGCTCGACGCGGAGGGCCTGAACATGGTCGACTTCCCGCAGCAGGCGTCGACCATGGGCCCGGCCTCGGTCCAGGCGTACGAGCTGATCACGACCGGTCGGGTCATCCACCCGGTCGACCCGGTCCTCGCCGAGCACTTCGCCGCGACGACCGCGGTGCTCACCGACAACGGGATGCGCGCCGTGCCCCGTCGAACCGACAGCGACGCCCGACAGAACCACGGCGCGATCGCGTCGGTCATGGCGCTCGCGATGGCGATGATCGAGCCGCCGCCGGCGCGCAAGCCGCGCGTGTACGGGAGCTTCTGATGGCCAAGATGCCCGTGCTCGATCCATACGCCCGGGGCTACCTTGCTGGCCGAGCGGCCGCTCGCAAGGTTGGACCGATCGATCCAACGACCATCGAGCGGCTGCGTGTGCTTGCAGCTGAGGTAGAGGGGGCGCTAACTCGTCTTAGCGGTCCGGAGCACGTTCACTGATGCCCGCTTGGATCGACCTCGCCAAGGCCGAGCAGGGATCCGCGGAGTGGTGGCTGCCGAAGCTCGAGCAGCGCCTGGTCGCGCGGCAGACGGACATGACCCTGTTCGACGACTACTACCACGGCCGCCACCGGATGACGATGCACACCGCGCGCGTGCTCGAGGCCTTCGGCACGACGTTCAAGGATCTGCGGATGAACTACTGCGGCCTGGTGGTCAAGGCGATGAGCGAGCGCCTCGAGGTCCAGGGCTTCCGCATCGGGCGCGACCAGGCCGCCGCCGACGCCGCCTGGGAGATCTGGCAGCGCAACCGGCTCGACGCCTCGTTCGCCCGCGGCATCCGGGCCGGCCTGGCTAAGGGCGAGTTCAGCATCATCGTGTGGGTCGACGGCGCCGGCGAGCCTCGGATGACCGTCGAGGACGGCTCGGAGGTCTACGTCGCGACCAACCCGGGCAACCCGCACAGCCGGCGCGCGGCGATCAAGCGCTGGCGCGACGAGGACGAGCGACGGCTGTACGCCGTGGTCTACCTGCCCGACGGGATCTACAAGTTCCGCTCGGAGCAGGGCAACGACCTCGCGTCGCGCCAGCTCGGCGAGCTGCCCGAGGGCTTCGGCCGCGGCGGAGGCGCCGGGCCCAGGCGCAAGATCAGCCAGGTCAGCGGCCTCAAGTGGGAGCGCTGGGAGGTCGACGGCGAGGACTGGCCGCTGGCCAATCCGTTCGGGATCGTGCCGGTCGTGCCCCTCCCCAACAAGCCCGACATCTTCGGCGTCGGCGAATCGGAGCTCGCCGCGATCGTGCCCATCCAGGACGGGATCAACGCGAACGTCGTCAACGTGATGCTGGCCGGCCAGTTCAGCGCGTTCCGCCAGCGCTGGGCGACCAACGTCGAGCTCGAGATGGGCCCCGACGGAAAGCCCGTCACGCCCTGGCGGATCGCAGTCGACAGCATGCTCACGGCGCCACCGCCCGACCTCCCTGGTGGGCCCACGGTCGAGTTCGGCGAGTTCGAGCAGACCAGCCTGGACGGCTACATCAGCCTGCACGAGGCGTTCGTCCAGGGCATGGCCACGATCAGCAGCACGCCGCCGCACTACTTTCTCGCCCACCAGGGCAACTTCCCGAGCGGCGAGGCGCTCAGATCAGCTGAGGCCGGACTCACGTTCAAGGCGCGCGACTGGATCCGCGACAGCTCGGAGCCCGTTGAGGAGGCGATGATGCTCGCCTTCCTCATGAAGTCGCGTCAGGCCAGCATCAGCACGCGCCAGGCCGCCCAGTTCGCCAAGTGGGCCGCGCGGACGGATTCGGAGGTCCTCTGGCGCGACCCCGAGATCAAGACCGAATCGGAGCACGTCGACGCGCTCGTGAAGCTGCAATCGATCGGCGTCCCGCAGGAGGTCCTCTGGTCGAAGATCCCGGCCACCCCGCAGGAAATCGAGCTGTGGAAGACGATGCCGGCCCCGCCGGCGCCCACGGTCCCACCCGTTCCCGATGACGGGCAGCCGCCCGTCGCTGCATAGAGGAGGGCAAGATGCCCGACCCGACGCCACCCACCCCGCCGACACCGCCCGCGGGCGACCCACCCGCCGATCCGCCCGTACCGCCCGCCGGGGACCCACCGGCCCCGCCCGCTGGCGATCCCCCGCCCGCCCCCGAGCCGCTCGACCCGGCCACTGCGGCACGCGAGCTCGCCGAGGCCCGGCGCGAGGCCGCCAAGTACCGGACCGACCTGAAGAAGGCGCAGGACGCGCTCAAGGCCGCCGACGACGCCAAGCTGACCGAGGAGGAGAAGAAGGCCGCCCGGATCGCCGAACTCGAGAAGACGGTCGCCGAACGCGAGACGGCGCTGCGTGAGCGGACGAGCTACGCGTCGGTCGTCGACGCGGCCGCGCGCCTCGGTGCCGCGAAGCCTGCCATGATCCACCGGCTGATCGCGGGCGACATCGAGTTTGACGAAGCGGGCGAGCCCAAGAACGTCGACGCGCTGATCCGCGACTTCCTCAAGGCCAACCCCGAGTTCACGTCCACCGTCGGCCGTCCGACCGGCGACGCCGGCCAGGGTGCCCGGGGGAAGAGCACGCTGACCGCGGCGGACATCAAGAAGATGACGCCCGACGAGATCAACTCGAGGTGGGGCGAGGTCTCAGCGGTGCTTGCTCAGGGCGGGAAGGGCTGATCCAAGCGCCAGCCCCGCATCGATGAGCGGCGCGAGGTCGACCTTCGGGATGTAGTCGGCCGTCGCGGGGTCCGTGTTGTCTGCCCAGATCGCGCCGATGTCCCGGTACCGGCCGCCGTGCGCGGACCCATTGACCGCGTAGTCCGTGCCGTCGGGGGCCCGGAAGACGACGGCGTGTCCCGGCTCATAACGCAGCGTGCCCGAGTCAACCGTCAGCGGCCAGCGGTCGCCGAACTCGGCTCGGGAGACGGACCGTGAGGGGCGCGGCCGATGGTCGTTCAGCCATCCGCGTCCCAGGCCGCGCACGATGTTCATCGCTCGACATCGTAGTCGCCCATTGACACGGACACCAGTCGCAGCTACCGTCACCCGCGAACAACGGGTGCGGTCGAGGGCCAGGCGCCAGCGATCGCACAGCCCCAGGAGGGCACCGCTCAGCCGCGCAGCAGTCCCAGGCGGACGCGCGAGAGGCGAGCCGGATACCGACCATCCGGTCCCTCCTGAGGAGCACCCGCAATGTCCGTCGATACCTTCATCAAGGAAGTGTGGGCGGCACGCCTCCTTGCGAACCTGCACAAGGATCAGGTGTTCGCCCAGGCCGGCGTCGTCAACCGCGACTACGAAGGCGACATCCAGAACGCCGGCGACACGGTTCGGATCCAGGCGATCGGCGCGATTACGATCAGTTCCTACACGAAGAACTCGAACATTTCCGCGCCCGAGACGCTGACCGACGCCGAGACGACGCTGCTCATCGACCAGGCAAAGTACTTCAACTTCCAGGTCGACGACGTGGACCGCCGGCAGATCGCGGTCAACCTGATCGACGCGGCGATGCGCGAGGCGGCCTACGGCCTGTCCGACGTCGCGGATCAGCTCATCGCCGGGCTGTACGCGTCGTCCGGCTCCGCGGTCGGTTCCTCGGGCTCGCCCAAGACTGACCTCGGCACCGCGACCAATGCCTACATCCACCTGGTGGAGCTGGGCATCGAGCTCGACGAGCAGAACATCTCGTCCCAGGGTCGCTGGGTGACCGTGCCGCCGTGGTATCACGGCAAGCTGCTGCAGGACGACCGGTTCGTGAAGTCGGGCGTCGACAGCGCGGCCGCGGTCCTGGCGAACGGGGAGGTCGGCCAGGCCGCGGGCTTCCGGATCCTCAAGTCGAACAACGTCAGCAATGACGCGACGACGTGGCGGATCATGGCCGGCACGGACCAGGCGATCAGCTACGCCGAGCAGATCAACGCGGTCGAGGCGTACCGACCCGAACTCCGGTTCGGCGACGCGGTCAAGGGTCTGCACCTCTACGGTGCCAAGGTCGTCCGACCGGCGGCCCTGGCGACCCTGTACGCGAACGTCGCGTAGGCCCGGCCATGGCGACATCGAAGAAGGCCGCACGCGCGGCGGCGATGGAGGCGGCCCTTTCCGAAGGGCTCCGCTTCCACGCCGCCGCCCCGCGGCTCGCCGCTCCTAACGCCGACCTCACGTCCGACGTGCTCGGTACCCGGATCGCGCTCCATTCGGACGAGTTCGGCATCGTCCGCCCGACCGACAGCGACGCGGTCCGGCTTGCCGACGCGCTCGGCCTGCCGGTCCTGCGCTCCGCGGACCAGGAACCCTCGACGGTGACGGCCGAGCCGACCGAAGAGGCCGAAGAGGACACCGAAGACACGGCCGAGCCGGCCGCCGAAGAGGAGGGCTGAGCCTTGGCGAACGCAACCGCCATCACAATCAACGACCTCACCGCCAACGGGAGCATCGTCGCGCCGACGGCGCAGGTGCTCGACACGGGCACGGCGGCCGTCGTCCTCGAGACGTCGGTGACCAGCGACCTCGATCGGATCATCATCGAGGTCACCAACACGGCCGCAGCGAACCTCGTCGTGACCATCGAAAAGGGCGAGGAGCCGCCGGCGTTCCGTCAGGTGCTCGGCGATGTGGCCAGCGCCAACATGGCCCAGAACGTCCGGCGGGTCTTCGGTCCGTTCGAGTCGGCCCGGTTCGCCCAGGCCGACGGCAAGCTGCAACTGACCTTCACGCCGGCATCGGGCACGATCGGCGCCACCTTCGTCTGCTACCGCCTGCCCAAGGTCTGAGCAGGGCCTCGTGTCCGTTCTCACGCTCGCTGGGGCTCGTGCGCAGGTAAGCACGGGTCTCAGCGACGACGATCTGCAGGCCGTCATCGACCGCGAGGAGGAGTACCTCGAGGGCGAGCTCGGCGCGCCCATCGCCGGCGAGCGGACGCAGGAGATCTGGCTGGCCCGCGATCGGGCGCGGCCCGACGACCTGTACCTGGCCCGACCAACCGACGCGCTCGACGGGGTCACGGACAATGGCGTGACGCTCGATCCGGCCGATGTCCGGCTGCTCGCCAACGGCACGATCGCCGAGCGTGCCGACGGTGCGTGGGTCGGCCCGCGGGTCACCCTCACCTACACACCCAAGGATGCCCTGAGCGTCGCCCGCGTCATCGTCGAGCTCGTCCGGCTGACGCTCGGGGAGACCGGGTTCAACTCCGAGGACATCGGCGACTACAAGTACCAGCGCTCGGGGATCATGCCGGCCTCCGCGATGCAGATCCAGGCGGCCAGCCGCAAGGCGCTCGTGCGCCAGCTGATCCTGCCCAGGCCGCGGCCGGCGAGCGTACCTCTGCACGCGTTCCGCACGGAACGGATCGGCGCATGAGCTTCACCGAGCTGCTCGTTCACGCGCTGCTCATCGCCCACCCCGATCCGACGACGTCGCCCGACGCCACCGGGCAGCTGTTCGTCGACGCCACCGGGCAGCCGGTCGGCGACGCGACGATCGACGAACTGTCCGACTTGACCGACTGGGCCACCGCCACCGCGGTTCGTGGGCGGGTCATGGAACGGACGGCCCGTTGGCCCGACGGCCCCGGCGCAGGGGCCCAGCTCGTCGACACGAGGATCTACCTCGAGCCCGACGTCGCGATCCGCGAGCTCGACAAGGTCCTTCGAGTGGATACGCAGCAGGCCTACCAGGCCGTGTTCGTCAACGCGATCTCCGGTGGCCCGGGCACGCCCGGCCACATCGAGGTCCAGGCCCGGCGGATCCCGCTGTGACCGTGCTCGGGCTGCCGGCGGTGCTGGCCAACCTGAACCGGATCGCCGGTCAGATCGTCGACGCCGAGGGCGACGGCCTCGAAGACGCCGGCGAGCGGATCCGTCGGGCGTGGGTCGACAACATCGAGTCCGAGGGGCTCGTCCTGACGGGCGACTACCGCGACTCGATCCGGGTCGAGATGGACGACGGGAACGCAGTCGTCTACACCGACCTCGACTACCCGGGCGTCCTGGAGTTCGGCGACAGCCGGATCCCGTCGCACCCGGTCGCCGAGCGTGCGTTCGACGAGCATGGCGAGTCCGCGATCGGGCTCGTCGGCAATGCGATCGCGAGGGTCATTCGATGACCGACCCCGAAGCGATCGTGGCCGCGGTGGTCGCCGACGAGACGCTCACGTTGCTCATCGCCGGTCGCATCCATCCGCTCGTGCTGCCGCCCGAACCATCGCTCGAGCTACCGGCCGTCACCTACGGGCTCGTCTCGCAGCCGACGATCGCCACCCAGGAGGGCAACCAGTACCGCTCGCCGAAGTGGCGTCTGAAGATCTGGTCGCTCAAGTACGCCGATCTCGTGCCGATCGCCCAGGCGATCGCGGGGATCTTCGGCGACCCGGCGCGAACCCCGTTCCCGTCCAGCCGCATCGAGTACCCGAGCAGCCGAGCCGAAGATCACGAGGCCGACACCAACCGCTACTGGCGGGCGATCGATGTCGTGGTCGGGCTTGCCCCGGCCGGCGCGGTCAGCCAATGAGCAAGGAGACCTAGATGGCAGCACGAGTCTTGATTGCGGCTCAGAGCCCGGTCGGCAGCTACCCTGTCACGCCGATCACCGCCAACGCCGCGGATCTCGCCGAGACGGCCGGCGACGCCACCAACGGGCATTACACCCCGATCGTCGACGGCAAGACCTGCGTTCAGTTCCACAACACCGGAGTCGGTGCGCGGACGGCCTCGATCACGTCGGCTCGCGACGCCAACAACCGGTTGGGCACGATCACCGACTACTCGCTCGGCGCCGGCGAGATCAGCAGGCTGTTCGGCCCGTTCTACAAGGCCGGCTGGGCGAACGTCGGCCCGGACGTGGCGCTGTCGAACCCGTCATTGGCCACCGACGACATCATCGACACGGCGACGGCGCACGGCTTCGCGCTCCATGACGTCGTGCGGTTCACGGCCCT